TAGGGATTTCTCTGCGTACATAATCTCTTGATACGAGTTTGTCGCTTCGCATCTGTAGTAAGGCAATGATGGCATTGTTTGGATTCATACCAGACATAATGCCGTAACGAACATCTACACCATACTCACCAGCAATCTGACGAGATGGCACATACTTCATATTAAACGGAGTACCGTCATCTACACCTTTGATTTCCTTGGTCATAGAACCAAAGATTTTCTCATCTACCTCAAAGCAGAGAGATACCAATTCGGTAAAGAGTCTTGCAAACTGTGCTTGTGCTGCACGAACCTGAGTATCAAAGCCAGCTTGTAGCGCTTGAACTCCGCGACCTGTAATGATTGAAGCATCAACGTTACCGCTACGAACTTCTGGATAACGAGAACCTAGACGTAGTTCTCGCTCTAGAACGCCAGATTCTGTGAAGACCCCTGGCGGAAGTTCTAGTGGGACACGGCGAATACCTTGCGGATTAGCAGAACGCATAATAGCGTCAGGACCAAGTGCTAGTTCTTGCACATCTTGCGGAATAGCAATAGGTGCTTGGATAGATTTCTCTGCTGCTTGAATCTGCAGAACTGCAAAGCGAGCTCTAGCAAGTTGTACTGCTAGAACATCATCAAACTGACCGCGTGCTTCTCCGTCTAGGGATGAACGAACAGCAACGCGGGCTAAGCATTTACCAATGGCATTAGGTAAGTTAGATAAAATTAAGTTGTTACGATCTGGAACATAGATTAAATCTTGGTCCTTATCGTGGTAGCGAATCATTGTGATGTAAGGAGAACTACTGATATAACTCTTGTTGGTAATGATTTGATTATAGAACTCTGGATACTGCATTGCTAGAGATTCTGCATCAGTATTTACTACTTGAGTAATTGAGATACAACGACCAAAGCGGTCCATCTCTGGATATACACCGAAAGGATTTAGCAAGCGGATGCGTGGATTATTAGTCTCGTAATCCATCTCTACCATTGCTGGTAGCATTCCATAAGTATTAAACCAGTCAGCACCTTGATACATCTGAATTTGGAGTTCAGAGCCTGATACAAAGTAGTTGGCAATACGAGTTCTAGTATCAGCAGCCTTACGAGCGCTATCTGAAACCATATTGGTAGCAGCGCAGTTAAAGGATGGTAGTGGTGCCATAACCTCAGCGAGGTCACGAGCGGCTACATCTACAAAGTTAGCAACCAGAGGCTTTGGGTATTCCTCAGAGAACATAGCAGGATAGACCTTGCTGATATCTCCTTGACGCACGGATAGCACATCGCGCATACGTTGATCACGCGCTGAGTACTTAGTCTGTAGCCGTGCTACCTTAGCAATAACCTCTTTGGTTGTAAGCATTTGTCCTTACTTCTTCTTTTTCTTTTTGTTTTGACCTCTACCAGTTAATGAACCGTGTGGGTATTTATCATCTGCTGGTGGGAACCAAGTTCCCTTATCAGGATTGTAGCCACCTATTGGCTTAGACCAATCTTCTTTTATTCTGTTTATTAAAGTGTTTTTTTTAGCAGGTTTGGTGGCAGGCTTCTTCTTAGCAGGCTTAGAAGTTGAACTTAAAGTAGATACCTTATACACAGTAGGTTTAAGTTTGTTATTAGTAAGTTTCTTTTTGGCTGGCATTATTTGTCCTTATCTATTTTTTACGCCGAACATACCGCCGATACCTGCGCCACCGCGCATACCGCCGCCACGAGCAGTTGTAGCTTTCTGGACTAAAGGCTTACCTTTTGGTTTTGTTACAATTTTTAAGTTAGTTACTTTACCTGGATTACGAGCTTTACCTTGAGCTGTAGCTAAATCTACGGATAAGTTTCCAGTTTTCTTTACTAGAACTTGAGTTTTTTCTCCACCAGAAGATGTAACTGTCCATTGGACAGCTTTACCTTTTGAAATAGATTCATATTTTTTTAGTATAGAGGAGGTAGAACGTCCTTTTTTTGCTTTACTTGCTGCCATTATCTAGGGCCTTTCTTTGGCTTTATGCGACTTGGCCTTGCTGGTGCTTTTGACCTTGGCAATGGAAGTGGCTTCTTAATGATTGGTTTATTAGGCTTTGCTGTTGGTCTAGCCTTCGGCTTAATCTTTGTAGGCTGCTTAGTAGCAGTAGGCTTGGTGTATCCCATACCAGGTAGAATCACATCGTAATCTGGTGGGACAGAACCTTTTTTATTCTTAGAAGGAATCTTCTTCTTAGTGCCGTAATGGTTTGGCATTATGTCTCCCTAGATGAATTGACGTTGTTGTTCGGCTAGTAGTTCGTCTATGTTTACTACCATACGCTTGCCTCGTTCATAGCGAGACAAAAATGGATTTTTTAGATGGTGGGTAGTATGTATTCCGTTATTAAGCCATTCTCTGGCTTTAATCTCACAGAACCATAAAGCCATCACCATATCGGTCTTACCCTTAGTGGTAGGTGACCAAGTAATAAGTTGCTCTATTAAAGCCTTAATGTTCTCGGTTTGATCTGATGGGAGATGAATAATGTTATCTCTGTGGTGCTTACCATCTTGCTGCTTAGTTCCAAAGAGGGTAGACATAGAAGCTACACCAAAGCCTGCATCCCATTTGTTATTACCAGTATGATGTTCTCTAAGTACTGTTCCCTTAGATGCAAGGAACTGACGGATACCTTCATCCTGAGTTAGGAAGGACTGGAAAGCGTTACGCTCTACCACCCATTCAGCAGGAGCATAGACGTTAGTCCAATCAATAATCAACTGTCTAATCTGAGCAGGTGTTGGTCTAGTAATCTTGATAGCATCTACGATGTAGCGCTTATGAGTAACACGATCTACGCCGTAGCAGATAGCGGCGGTATCGCCAACCATTGCAGGGTCTAACCCACATACAAAAGAAAAACCAGTTAAATCTTTAGGATGGCCTGGGGCTCCCATCTGGAGACGGCCTGCCTTACGCATTCCATCAATAGAGCCCTTTACACAAACAGGGTCAAAGGTGGCATCATCTGAAACATCTTGCTGCTGATAAACTAAAGCCCAAGTCTGTGCATCCATAGCTTGACGTTCTGCATAGAGATGCTTACCGTTCCAGCGGGGATATAGACCATCATCTGTCTTATCAGAGTCTTTCTGCCCATCAAAGGGTTGGTCTGAGTAAGGCCAGAGCGTTACCCACTTGGTGGGGTCCTCATTGGTTTCAAGTAAAGCTGGCATAGCCAGATATGTCCAAGGGACCAGACCACCAGGGTATCTATCAGGAGAGCGTAGTTCTTTGTATAAGTCTACAGAGGCAACGCGGGTTCCGATAACAATTAACTTACCAGTAGGGTTAAGACGGGATCTAACATCTTGGGTAAGCCATCTAATCTGCTTTTCAAATTCATTTGCATTCTTCAAGGTAACAGCGTCATCAACAATAATCATATCGGCACGCTTACCGTAAATCTGACCGCCAATACCTACAGCTTCTAGGTTTGGGTCCTTCTCAGATGATTCTCTGAGTTCATCACCGAAGGTGACTCTAGTTGTAGTCCAGGTAGCAGACTTAGAGTTAAAGCCGACTCCAGCGGCGTAAGCCTGCTGTAGGGTCTCATACATCGGATGGGTAAGTCTTTGCTTGATGGCATATAGGAAGTCTGCTGCAAGCTGCTGAGTCTGAGATACTATCAGGACTCTAAAGTTAGGATTCTGGACTATCTTCCAAGTTACATAATCTACGGTAATCGTAATTGACTTGGCGTGGTTTGGCGGGATGTTGATAAGGATACGGTTATCTGCAATACCCTTTTCAAACTTCATAGCGGGATGGTGCCAAGAAGGGTCTCTACCCTCTATAACATCTGCTAGGTTCTGCTGGTGGGGGAAGGTGGTCTGATGGAGGAACTTCTGGCGGAACTCGGCGAAGCCGAGGTCGTGGACATCGGTAGCTGCAAAGTTCTTAGACCTTAACCCTAGACGGGTTCTATCAACTTTATCTGCGAAGACCTTATCGGATCTACGGTAGTATTCATAAGTCTTCATAGACTTACCAGCTTCACCGCAAGCCGTCTCTATAGTCATACCCTCTGCTACAGCATTAAGGATTACCCGCTTTGCTATATCAGCAGTGTTATTAGAAATAGCAGGCTCCTTATCGGTTTTTGACTCCAAACATACCGCCAACTCCGCCACCACGAACTTTTGTAACTTTACCCGTTTTTAGGTCTATGGTTGTGCTAGAAACTATTTTTGGGTCAGCTAGTAGATACTTAAAGTTTTTTGGATCAAGTGCAGCAGCTTCTTGTTTTGTAATTTTTCCGTGCCTTACACCATAATCTATATGAGCCGTTGATGTTGTTTTTCCAGCCTTTGCTAACTTTTCAGCACCAGACTTTTTCAAAGCTGCGGTAGTTTTTTCTTTTGGTTTTTTGGCTGGCATATCAGGCTCCTAAATTTTGGTAGATTGCACCCAACTAAATGAGGCGCCTTGCGCCTCGCTATCGGGCTTGGCGCCCGAGCGAGCCTCAAGCGAAGTGAGGGGTAAGTCCGCTACAGCCCTTAGAGGGGCGTAGCGTGAGCGTAGCCCGCAGTTAGCTACAACCGTTCCGCTAACTGCTCCTATACTGTATTAGGCGGGAAAAAATACCCATTTCCCGCTTTCTGCAAATAAATCTTTTATTTGTGACAGACATCACAGATAAATACGGACAAAGTAGGACAGTGGTGATCAAGGTTCACTTTAGGAAAAAAACTTTGTGAGGGACTATAGGCCACCACGCCCCCAGTTTAATCATCTGGGGTCGCCCCTTATGCCTAGAGAATAGACCCCTATTGGCAAGGTTTAGAGATGAGCGGTAGGTAGGTGGCCTCTGTGGGGCTATTAACACTCTGGCACCCTATCGCCCCCCTCTCTCCCTAATAATTCTCTGAGCCTTACTTAATAAACTGCTAGAGCTGACCCGCTATCTATCCCCGCGCTCTGCCTTACTCTCTCGCCCCTTGCCCTAGCTCTCGCCCCTATCCCTTCCAGCCCTCAACCCTTCCAGCCTTCCAGCTCTTAGCCCTTGCCTTGCCCTCAGCTCTGGAGCTCTCAGCCCTCGCCCTTCTCTGGAGGTATTAGATCCGAATAGAGGTTAGAGCTCTAGACCCTCCGACACTCTGGAAAGATTTATTCTCTGCCTACTTGCGAGATAGACTAGCCTCCTCTATTCTGCTCCTATGGCCTAGCAAGTAGCTAGACCTAGAAAGGTAATTATGTTTAAGAATTGCGATGAGTGCGGAAAGTCTTTTGATGTATTTAATGAGGGAAATGTATCTAATTACAATGTTGCGCTCTGCGGTAATTGCTGGAGCGTTGAATTGAAGCGCCGTCATCTCGGCGGTGTATTTACTAGAGAGGCCAAGTAATGCCAGCTATGTGTAATGAGTGTAGGAGCTCAATACCTCTATCCGAGAGCTATTGTGAATTGTGTAAGCCCGTATTGGACCTAGATGAGGGCTTGAAATTGCGCGAAGCGCAACTATTGGCGATAACTGACCGCGAGGCGCTTGACGATAGCAACCCTATCGGCTTCGCTGAGGCTGGCCCTAACCGCTTCCGCTTGCTCACCCTATTCTTTCCTAATGATGACGGCGTGAGAGTTCAAGAGGACTTGGACCTCAATGAAATCAGCGTTCAGTATTTCAACGATAGGGAAAGCGTAGAGCTCAAGGAGGGAGCTCTCTACGAGTGGGCTCTGGACTATTACCGCAACGATTAGAGCTTGCCTATCCTTCAGAGCCTAGCTCTGAGGGGTGGGGAAGGGCTAAGCCTTCCACTTAATGAAAGAGAGCAACTATGAACACCGATAAGCAAACTTGCGCTCAGCGCATTGATGAGCAACTTAAGAGCAGGGAGGAGCAGATTAAAGCTCTGCTAGATAATCCCGATAGCGATTATGGAAATGATGACCCTGCTCTATCTATCCAGAGGCGGGAAATCGTGGAAATCTGCCTAAGCTGGGGAGGCCCTGCCGATTACATTGAAATACACCTAACGGGAGGAGAGGTAGATAAAGTGCTCTACCGCTTCTCTGACTGGTTTGATACGGCAACACTTGAAATAGAGAAGGAATCACCTCTCTACACCTACGCGATGTTCAGCTTGGAGATGATGAGCCAATGACCCTAGATGATAAGTTGATAAGTGAGGCTGAGTGGGTATTAGACCGCTTGGCTAACGCTCAAGGAGAGGCAGGTCGCGCCTATTATCAAGGCAGGATAGACCAGCTCGCCTCGGCTCGCCGTATCTTGGCAAGTATGGAGAAGGAGAGCAAGTGAGAGAGAGTAAGATCCAATGCGAGAGAGCTCCCTACGATGAGGAGAGCTGGTATTGCCTAACACATAACCGATTAGAGATAAGAGAGAGGGCGAGCGAGTGAGAGAGTGTGAGTGTAAGTTAGAGGCAGACCTTCTAACCTTATGCGAGGAGCATAAGCAAGAGCTGGAGAGGTTGAAGGCTAACCCTCCAGCGTGGGCTATCAAGGCGAGAGGGGGAGAGAGAGCGTGAGAGAAATCTTTGAGCTTAGCTTTCGCTGGCAAGACGGAGCAGTTCAAGTCATAATCTATGCTCTAGTAATCTATCTAGGGCTAGTAATCATAAGCAAGATAAGCGATAAGAGAGAGGGCAAGAGATGAAATACTTACAGGAACTAACGCAAGAGTGCGACTACTGCGAGGCTATGAAGGGCGAGGCTTGCTCGCCTAAATGCGAGAGAGAGGGCAAGTAATGGAGAAGGTATGGGGAGAGAGAGAAGGTCTTTGTGCTTGGTGTAATGATCCAAGCAAGACTAGCTATGTGGGAGAGCAAGCGGGAGGGGAGGAGGTTGATTACCAAGTCTGCCTACCCTGCTATAAGGAAAGAAACTAGCGTTGGTGCTTGCCTTTCCTGCTAGATTAACCTACTCTAGTGGGGAGGGGAGGAACTAGCCTCCAATTATGAAAGAGAGAGAGTAAGAAAATGCCTAAATACAGTATCTCTATGAAGTTCCATTACATCATAGACACAGACGATATAGAAAGAACGCTCAACGAGTTTGAGTTCCCCGTATTTACTTATCCAGCAGAGGAGAGCAAGGTAATCTTTGACGGCAACACTAACGATTATTACCAAGTAAGTCAGAAGGAGGCGAGTATCTATGTCTAGTTATACAACAATAGGAGAGCTGATAGAACACTTGAAGGGAGAGGATTTAGAAGCCCCGATTATCTATCAGTATTACTTAGCAGAACACTTTGAGATCTCGGAGGAGGTCTTTGCGGAGGTTGCTAGAGATTTTGATTCTCTAATTCCTTGCTCTGATTCATACGAGGTTATCTCTAAGGAAATCAATAGCAAGAGGGAGGAAGTAAATGCCTAGACCGATAAACCCTAGCCCGTATAAACCTAACCTCGCCTCGTGTGAGGTGTGCTGGGCTGATAGCAGTGAAGGTAATGTCTATCGCTACAAGGGAACTACCTATTGTGAGCAAGACTTAGAGAGAGCAAAGAGAGAGGGCTGGCATAATGACTGAGGACTCAATTAGCTGGGGAGAACTAGCAGAACTAACCCACGCTACACAGGTGGAGAGGTTTGGTTGGTGTATCTGCGAGGATACTGACGGAGAAGGGCAACTAGCAGATGACTGCCCTAGAGAGGAAGCTAATGTCTGACTACGAGTTTGTAAAAGGCTACGGAGATAACATCACTTGCGATAACTGCTGGGATAGTGTTGATGAGTGGTGGTCTGCTGACCACGCTATCTGTAATAAATGCCATACTAAATACCAGCAAGAGCTAACACCTGAGAAAACTATCAACGACATAAAGAGAGAGCAGGAGGAGAGTAATGGCTAAGATGAAAGAGTGGTTGCTGGATAAGCAGATTAACGGAGATGACGGGGCAGGATACTGTGATACCTGTGCTGGTTGCGATAACTGCGTGAAAGGGGAAGCAAGTGAATAAAGAATACTATCAAGCTAAGGCTGACCTATGCCGAGATCTCTTTATCAAGCAGGTGGGAGAGGGAGATAGCAAGGAGGCAGGTGCTAACCTAATTCGTATGGTTAATGCCTTAAATCAAATCAACTTAATCAACTACAAGGAGGGCAACGGTAATGAAGCTAAGAACTAGCATAGAATTGACGATAGACATAGATCAAGCGCGTGAAATGGGGATAGAGATAGCTGATAATGAAGTGGAGGATTATGCGATAAATGAAACGCTGGAGTATCTTCATACACTATCCATTAACAATGAAGCACACGAGGTTATCAGCGTGGAAATACTAGAAGGGGAACAAGTATGAAGCTAACTAACTTCTATGAGGTGGCAGATCGCAAGGGTGATACTGCGTGGGGAGGAGCGAGCGCAAGTGAGGCTGTGGAGTGGTTTAGGCGAGGCTTAGATAACTCTATCTATGTATCAGTATGGAACGAGGAGGATATTGAGGAGCCTAAGTTAGTCATTGATAAGATAGATATAACTAAGCTGGTTCTAACTACCATAG